TTGATTTGCTTTCTTCGGATGTCTACTTCTTGGCATTACTTTTCTCCACCCATGTCTTTTTAGAACATAGTATATTTGTGCTGTTCCTATACTATGTCCTACTAATTTTACATATTCTTCTTCTATTTCTTTGACTGTTATTATCTGTCCTTTTTTGCCTTTTTCTTCAAATTTTTTTAACATTTCTTCTTCTTGCTCAAATGTTAGATTTCTATGATTTCCTTTTTGCCCCTTGCTTAAAAGTCCTTCTATTCCTTCTTTTACGTATTTGCATATCCAGTTATTTACTACTTTAATTGAGGTATCAAGTTTTTCAGCTATTTCTTTATTACTTTTTCCTTGTCCTCTTAATTGTATAGCATGTAGTCTTTTATCTTCTTTTTTATCTTTAATTGTATTTCTTATTTCGCTTATTTTTTTCGATTCTTCTATACTAATTTTATGCATTTTTTCACCCTATATTAGTATATCATATTTTATGAAATATCTCCATAGTTCTATTAGATTTTAGTATAAGATAAAAAAGATTAGACGTGGATATATCGTGATTAATACAAGTACAGGCAAGCACGCACATTTTAGAAGTATGTTCGGATGTAGATGTATTATATATTATTTGACTAACAACATAGAGATAACTAATCCCTACTTGCAAGTATCAGCTAAGAGATTGAAAGATAAAGAGAAGAAGAAAGACAAGTATGTGAACAAGAAATTGTAGAAAGGAATACCCTACCTATGCTTACAACGTGCAGATATTGCAATAATATACACGATAGTAATTTTGAATGTGAAAAGAAACCCAAAGCGGAATACAAAAAGAAATACACATATATTGACAGGTTCAGGTCATCAAGAGCGTGGCGGAAGAAATCCGAGGAGATAAAAAAACGTGACAAATATTTATGTGTGTATAGTCTGTCGAAAGGCATTATAGAAACTCATAATTTAGAAGTACATCACATTATACCAATTAAAGAAGATTGGAGTAAGAGACTTGATGACAACAATCTAATTACACTAACAAGATTGATTCACGAGCAAGCTGAAGATGGAACAATAAGTCGAGAGGAGCTTTTAAATTTAATATCCCCCCGGCATGATGAAGATTTAAAAAAGAAAAATTAGGCGACCGAGCAACCGTATCAAAAACACAAACAATCCGCAAAATGAGTTTTAAGGAGTGAAAAAAATGAGTGATATTATAAAAATAATATATAAAAAAGTTGATGAATTAATACCATATATCAATAATCCAAGAGAAAATGAAAACGCTGTAGATTACGTTGCAAGTTCAATTAAAAATTTTGGATTTAAAGTACCTATAGTTATTGATAAACAAAATGAAATTATAGCAGGACATACAAGATTATTAGCTGCTAAAAAATTGAATTTAGAAAAAGTCCCTTGTATAGTTGCTGATGAGTTATCTGATGTACAAATAAAAGCGTACAGACTTGCGGATAATAAAGTATCTGAATTTGCTAAATGGGACTTTGAAAGATTAAATTTAGAATTAGAAGAAATTAGTCTTGGTGATATTAATTTAGATATGCAAAATTTCGGTTTTAATATAATAAAAAATGATAAATTGGATGTGGAAGATGAAGATTTTAGTACAGGTGAAAAAACTAACAAGAAAGAAAAAGTAATACAATGTCCACATTGTGGAAAGGATGTGATTATATAAAATATTATATATCTGCATTACATCCTTTAAAAGATTTTATGGAAATTATTCAAGAAAATAAACCTCTTTATATATTAGAAACTTTTTTTAACGGTAAACAAGAGTGTGATTTTAAAAAGAATTTAGCTGCTAAGGAATTTATGTTAGATAGTGGAGCTTTTACGTTTATGAACTCGAAAAGTAATGTTAAAGCGGAGCAAATTGAAGAGTATTTGCATAATTATTGTAAATATATAAAGCAGTCTAATATATCGAATTTTATCGAAATGGATCTTGATTGTATTTTCGGATATGAACAAGTAAAGAGTTGGAGAAAACAAATTGAAAAAGAAACAAACAAACAGGTTATTCCTGTATGGCACAAATCACGAGGTATTGAAGATTACAAAAAAACATTGAAAGAATATAATTATATAGCCATTGGCGGTTTTGCTATAAAAGAAATTAAACAAAAAGAATTTGATAATATTAGAAAAATGGTTCGTTTTGCATTTTTAAACGGTAAAAAAATTCACGCATTAGGTTATAGTCGAAAAGATATACTAACTTATAATTTCTATAGTGTTGATAGTGCAAGTTGGAAAATACAAGCAGCATTAGGCGGGATGCTTTATAAATTTAGTGATAATACTATAAAAATTATAAATGTAAAAAAAGACGGATACAAAACAGACATAAAAAAATTAAAATGCTGTAATTTAAAAGAAATTATAAAATACCAATATTACTTAGATACAAAATAAAGGAGATATAATGAAAAAAACTCAAGATAACTTAATAAAATTAAACAGTATATTTATAATGAGTTTGCTTGTTGCAAATGTTGTAGCAGGGAAAATGGTAAATATATATGGACTAATAGTACCCAGTGCAGTTGTAGCTTATGCTATAACTTTTTTATGCACTGATATTATAGGCGAAATTTGGGGAAAAGACGAAGCGAATAAAGCTGTAAAAAATGGTTTTTTGATTCAATTATTTAGTCTATTTCTGATTTTTTTAGCATTGAGATTAACGCCTGCAGATTTCGCAAAAGACTTTAATGATAAGTTTCAAGCTGTGTTAGGACAAAGTGCAAGAATGGTTATAGCGAGTTTAATAGCATACTTAATATCACAAGCTAATGATGTATATATCTTTCATAAACTAAAAGATAGATATCAAAGCAAACATAAATGGTTAAGAAATAATTTAAGTACAATAACAAGTCAATTAATAGACACAGCCATTTTTATAACAATAGCTTTTTATGGAGTTGTTCCCGATTTACTTTGGGTTATAATAAGTCAGTATTTAATTAAATTTATATTAGCGTTGTTAGATACACCATTTTTCTATTATTTTACAAAAGAAAAATAATTTTAAAATTAATAAAATAAAGGAGGTGAAAGATAAATGGCAAGACCTGTAAAATCGGCTAAATTAATAGCACCGTATAATAGAACTCTTGAAGAAACTAAACAAAGGATTGAAGTTGAAGAAACCTTGAAAGGCAAAAATGATGATTTAAAAGCTCCTGATTACTTAACTAAAAACCAAAAGCAAATTTTTAATAATATACTTAGCAACTTGGAAGATGCAGATATATTAGGAAATCTTGACATTTATCTTTTAGAACAAGCCTCTATTTGCATAGATAGATTACAAAAATATGAAGAAAAGATAAATAAAGATATAAGATATTCGTATGAACCTAATTTTATAAAAGCAAGAAATTCATATGCAAAAGATTTTCAAAGATATTGTAATGAATTATCTTTAAGCCCTCAATCAAGAGCCAAAATAGGAAATTTGAATTTACTGCAAAGAAAAGAAGAAAAAGACCCTATTTTAAAACTATTAGAGGGAGTTGGTTAAGATTAAAGAACATTTAAGTTATAAATACCTTGCTGATGTCCTTGATGGCAAAATAAACGCTCCTAAGTATGTTATAAAGCAATGTGAGAAAATGAGAAAAATCTATGATGGTAAAGACAAGATATATATCATAGATTGGCACAAGGTAGATTTGATAGATGGTCTTTTAAAACTGATGGTAATGCCTAAAGGTTTCAATGCAGGACTTACTATTTATGAAAGTTTAGCAGGATTTCAAAGTTTTTTTATAATATCGATGATATGTACAGTATTCAGAGATGACAAAAATAAAAGAAGATTCAAAAAAGCATTATTGGAGATTTGCAGGAAAAATGGAAAGACGTTTTTAATAGCAATAATTTTCATATTGCTTTTTTTATTGGAACCGCAATTTTCGGACTTTTACTCTGTAGCTCCTGACGGTGCTATATCAAGACAAATCAAAGATATGATTGAGCAGATAATATTTTCGTCTCCTGCACTTACTGATAAATTTACTATAAGACGTGATCACATATTAAGTAAACTCAATAAAAGTAAATTCATTCCTCTTAATTATTCAAATATTAGGTTAGAAAGTAGGCTGCCAAGTGTTTTTGTCGTTGATGAAGTCGGAGCATTGCCGAATAACTATGCTATCGAAGCAATGGAGTCAGGGCAGCTCACTATAAAAAATAAATTAGGTTGTGTAATCTCAACTAAATATCCAAAGATTGACAATCCTTTTGAAGATGAAGTTGAATATGCAAAAAAAGTCCTCGACGGCTTAATCGATGATGATGGATTGTTTGCTCTGCTATACGAGCCAGATGACACGAAAAATTGGGAAAGTAACGATGATATTTTAAAACAAGCTAATCCCCTTGCATTAGTTGTTGACGATATAATGCAGAATTTAAAGAAAAAAAGACAAATAGCCATTGAAGTACCGTCAAAGCGTGAGAACTTCGTAACTAAGCACTGTAATATAATATATCAAGGTGTAGGCACAGAAAGCTATATCGATGTGCAAAATCTATACCCTAACCGCATTTATACAGGTGAGTTTGATTGGGAAGGTAGAGAAGTTTTTGTTGGAATTGACTTTGCACTTACAACGGACAACTGCTCAATAGTAATGCTCGCTTATGACAAAGCAACAGATACAGTATATAGTAAGAATTTTGCTTTTATACCGGATGGAAGAATCGAACAAAAGACAGTTATTGAAAAACTTGACTATAAAGAAATGATAAAACAAGGGTACTGTATGGCTTGTGGCGATGATGTAGTTGATTATCTTTTTATGGAAGATATAGTATTACATCTTGAAGAAAAATACGGTGTTACAGTAAATCAAATAGGCTATGACAGATACAATGCTCTATCATCTGCACAAAAATTTACTGAAGCAGGATATGTGACAGTGGAGGTAAAGCAGACATCGGCAGTATTGCATAGACCTACAAAGTGGCTTGAGGAACTGATATTAAATGGCAAATACAAGTATGAAGAAAACAGATTGCTTGAAATAAACTTTGCCAATGCAAGGTGTAACTATGATAGTAATCTGAACAGATTTGTCAACAAGAAAAGAAGCACAGGCAAGATTGATATGGTAGTTGCTAATATAATAGCATTATGTCTTTTACAGATACATTTAGACAGTCAAATTACTTGGGTAAGTCAAAGCATTTAAAGAAAGGAGTTGATAACTTGGGAATATGGCAGAATTTCAAAAAGAAATTAGTAGAACAAGAATTACGAGATATGAGTTTTGAGGAACTATTATTAAGAGCTAATCTTGGAGCTGATTATATAACGTCTGATAAGGCTATGCAGATATCGGCTGTAGCTATGGGAGTTAATCTCCTTGCAAGTACTGTATCAATGATACCTATTAAGTTGTATACAGAAGACAAAGAACACAGGGTTGTTGAAGTAGATGACGCAAGAGCAAATCTGTTAAATGATGATACAGGAGACATATATACAGGATTTGAACTTAAATCAGCGATGATACGTGATTATATTTTAAATGGAGAATTTAATATATACATCAATAAAATAAAAAATGAGATTAAGAGCTTACATTATGTACACAGTAGCAGAGTAAGCATTAACTATGGCATAGACAGTATATTCAAAAAGTATGATATATTCGTTGACGGCAAAAAATATCGTGATTTCGATTTTATACGAGCTCTTCGCAACTCTGATGACGGATATAGAGGTAAAGGCATTGTTGATGAAAATAATCAGATACTATCTGTAGCTTATAACACTTTGCTTTATGAGAATAAACAAGCAAAGACAGGTGGAACTAAAAAAGGTTTTTTACAATCAGATACAAGGTTAGAAGAACCTGCACTTACACAATTAAAAGAAGATTGGCAAAAAATGTATGGCGGAACTAATTCTACAGGTACTATCATATTAAATAACGGAGTTAAATTTCAAGAAGCAACAGAAACGTCTCAAGAAATGCAATTAAATGAAAGAAAACTTACTAACGCAAATGAAATATCTAAAATTTTGAATATTCCTATTAATCTTTTAGAGGGTAAATATTCAGATGATGCATATTTAAATACAATAAAAATAGCAGTATCACCACTATTGGAAGTGATATCAAGGAGTTTGAATAAGTATCTTTTACTTGAAAAAGAAAAAGATACTTATTTCTTTGCATTTGATGATAAAGAACTTCTAAAAGGAGACACCTTAAAGAGGTATCAAGCATATAACTTAGCATTAAAGGCAGGTTTTATGCAGATAGACGAAGTAAGGTATCAAGAAAATCTTCCAAATATCGGCTTTGAATATATTAAACTTGGTCTTGATAGTGTATTATACAATCCTAAAACAAAGGAAATATACACACCTAATACAGATAAAACAAGTGATTTGAAAAGTACAAGTAATATAAAAAAGGGGAGTGATAAAAAAGGAGAAAATAAAAATATTGACTTTAAGCAATAGTCATTAAACAAGCTTATTTTTTATGCGAGAAAGGAGATGAAAAACATTGCAAATAGAAATAAGAGCGGATAAGGTCGTATTGGACGGATATGTCAATGTAACTGGCAGAGACAGCCGAATAATGACTAATGCTGACGGCACGAAGTTTATAGAGCAAGTAAAGCCTAAGACATTTCAACGAGCATTAGAAAAGAATGACGACACGCCTATATTGTTTAATCACAATGAAAACAGAGTGATTGGTTCTACTAAAAGCGGAGCAAAACTCTATGAAGACAATATCGGACTTAGATGTATTCTTGAAACTGATGATGCAGAAATAAGGCAAAAAGCGGAGAACAACGAGCTAACAGGTTGGAGCTTTGGCTTTAAGAAAATAGCTGATGAGTGGCAAGACGGAGAAATCCAAAAAAGGATACTTGAAGATATTAAACTTGTTGAGGTATCTTTGCTTGATAAAACACCTGCCTACATTGCTACGTCTGTAGAGATGAGGGGCGAAGAAATATCCGTGCTCGAAAGGCGTGTATTCGAAGATGACAATGTCAGAGTAAGGAAGACAGAGACAGTATCAAAGACACAAGAAGAAACACAAGACGGTATATGGCAAACTGAAACGGTAAGACAGGAAATTGAAATATATAAATTAAAAAGTAAAGGAGAGTTGTACTAATGAAAAAACTAAAAGGACTATATGAAAAAAGAAATGATCTTATATTAGAAATGGAAGAACTTACAAACAAGGCTACAGAAGAAAAAAGAGGTTTTGAAGAGTCAGAACAATCAAGACTTGCAGAAATTAGAAAAGAAATGAAAGGTCTTGATGAAGTAATCAAAGCTGAAGAAGAACTAAGAGATATAGAAAAATCTCAAAAGACTAACACAGAAGAAAAAAGAAGCATAGAAGAACAAGAAACAAGAGCATTTGCAAACTATATCAGAGGGATAGTTTCAGAAGAAAGAGCTCAAAACCTTGATAAGTCAAGTAACGGAGCAGTTATACCAACTACTATAGCCGATAAAATCATAGAAAAAGTAAAGGAACTATCGCCAATCTATGAGCTATCAACAAAATTCAATGTGAATGGTGAACTTGTGTTCCCGGTTTGGGATGAAAGCACAGAGAAAATAACTGTAGCTTATGCAGATGAATTTCAAGCTCTTACATCTACATCAGGCAAATTTACATCTGTATCGCTAAAAGGCTTTTTATCAGGTGCATTAACTAAAGTATCACGTTCATTAATAAATAATTCAGATTTTGACCTTACAAATTATATCATAAACAAAATGGCAGAGGCAGTAGCTGAATTTTTAGAAAGAGAGCTTATAACAGGGAATGCAGGTAAAATGAAAGGTCTTGTTACATCTACAAACGAAGTAAAAGCAGCTGCTAATAATGCTATAACTCTTGATGAGATTGTAGCTCTTGAAATGGCTGTACCTCAAGTATATAGAAAAGACGGTGTATTTATAATGCATCCTAAAACACTATTGGCACTTAGAAAGTTAAAATATACAGACGGTAGGATGGTAATACAAGAGGATGCAACAAAGAAATTCGGATACAATCTACTTGGCCACGAAATATATACTTCTGAAAATGCACCTGAAATAGCTACAGGTAAAAAAGTAATATATTTTGGAGATATGTCAGGAATGTATGTTAAGATTACTGAAACTCCAACAGTAGACGTATTGAGAGAAAAATTTGCCGATGAGCACGTACTTGGCGTTATAGTTTGGCTTGAAATGGACAGTGCTATAATAGAGACACAAAAAATAGCTTGCTTAAAAATGGCATAGTTTAGAGAGAGGGTAAAACCTCTCTTTCTTTTTAGAAAGGAAGTGAAGATATGGCAAAATATATAGCACTTATCAGCTTTGCAGGAACAGATATATCTGCATATCAGGGTCAAGAAATAGAGATAGAAAATGATGATATAGCTGAAAATTTAGTAGATATAGGATACCTGCTACCAGTCGAAAAAACATCTGAAGAAAAAGGTAAATCTGCACGAGGTAAGAAAAAATGAAAATAAAAGATTTGAAAGACGAACAGATAAGGCAGTATCTCAGACTTAATGAAGATGACGGCTTACTTGATATATTCAAACAGTCGGCACTGTCTTATATAAAATCTTATACAGGATTGTCAGAAAAAGACATAAACAATAACGACGATATAACTATGGCTTATCTCGTACTTATATCTGACTTTTACGATAACAGACAATATACACAAGATAGAAACTACAGCAATAAGTCAGTAGATACTATCTTGGGAATGCACTGTATTAACTTTATCCCAAGGAAGTGATGCTATGTTCAATATCGGCGAAATGAGAGACAAGATAGATTTTTATATCGATACTAAAGAACAAGATAATCTACAACCTATTTTAAAGCCGTATTTAAACGGAATATATGCAAAAGGTATAAAACTATTAGGAAAAGAAAATATAGCTCTTAACGCTACGAATAACACGATACAGGTAAACTTTATAATACGATACAGAGAGGATATTTCAGAAGATATGTATATAAAGTATAAAGATAAGTTTTATAACATCGTGGGATTTGAAAAACTTAAAAATAACAATAGTTTTCTACTAATAGCAACTACTTTGAAAGATGGTGCTGAAAGTGGGATTTAAAATGACTATTAAAGAAAATAATGCTGATAGTTTTAATATTTTTTTAGAAAATATAGATAAAGATTGTGAAGAAATAGAAAATGAAATATTTGAAAAACTAAAGAAAACTGCTCCTAAAATTGTCAAGGCAGAGCTTAGAAAAATAAGGAGAAAAGGGAAAGTATCTGCTGAAAGAATAAAACATATGTGTAATGACGTAAAAGCTATAATTACAAAAGATACATTCGGATATAAGATATTAAAAATAAAAGGCGGTAAAAAAACAGGTCCGTTATGGCATATAGTCAATGATGGCACATATAGAAGTAAAGCAACACACTTTATGGATAAAAGTATGGGAGCTATTGATGACGTAAGTGAAAGTATCATAGATGCTGTTATGTCAAAGGAGAGTAAAAAACAATGAAAAACAAAGTATATGAAATATTAAAATCGCTGAAATATCCTGTGTCGTGGCAAGTACGACCTAAGCTTGACAACAAAAATACTATTGTTATTTCATTTCATTTTTTCAATGAGGGCAACAGTCTATTCGGTGACGGTAAAAGTATTAAGCAAGGCGGAGCGGTACAGGTAGATGTATTTTCTCTTGTTGATTATATAAATGTGGTAAATCGTGTAAAGCAAGAAATGATAAAAAATAAGTTTAGGTACTATGAATCATACGATGATATCGAAGATGTCGGGAATCAACAAATATACCACAAGGTAATATTATTCAATTATGACGAAAGCGAGGTTAAGTAATGTCAACTTATAAAATAAACGTAGTCGGCTTATGGGTGGCAGAAGTGGAAAAAGATACAGACACAGAGCTAACTTTTAAGAAGGTCGAAAAGATTGCAGAAATGCAAGAAATACAAGTATCGCCTAAAATCGCCGAGGGGCATTTATATGGTGACGGCAGAAAGGTACACGCAACGAATAAAAAGACAAGCTATGAAATATCTGTTGATATGACTACTCTTCCACAAAAATTTAAGTCGTATATCGAGGGAACGGTTATAAATACAGGTGTGGAAAGCGGAACATCAAAAGACCAACCGAGGGCATTTGCTGTCGGATTTAAAGTCGAAAAAACTGAAAATAAATCACAGTGCATATGGTTTCCTTATTGCAAGGCAAAACCTATTGAAGAAACTACAAAGCAATCGGAAGAAAATTTGAATTATTCAACTGATAAGCTAACAATTACAGTACTTGAACACAAGGCTGTAAAAAGATTTTATACAAAGATAGACGAGGATAATTCGGACGTAACAAGCGAAATGGTAGAAAATTTCTTTACGAAAGTACAAACAACAGACACAATAGAAAAAGGTGTATAAAATTATATTTGTATCTCTTTTTGATTTATGATATATTATAATTCAAAGGGGGATACATAATATGAAAAAGAAATTATTTATTATATCAGCAATAATAATTGGTATTTTATTAGGACTGTATTTCAGTGCTGACAGTATCAATAGTATAATGTTACCTGAATACAAATTAAAAGATATTGAAGCAAATGAGGAAGCTAAGCTATATAAATTTTGGATAATTATAGATAAAGACATTAACGAAAAAGATGTTGAAAGGCTTGGGAAACAAGCTATTATTTCACTTAAAGAAAAAAACTATGAAATAAATACAGTTATTGTATTTATATATAAAGATAACAAGTTGTATGCAAGAGTAAATTTTGAAAAAGACGAAAAAGACTTAATTTCAGGAAAAAACAGAAAATACAAAGATTTATACTATACTGTAGACCTTGAAAATAAATAGATTTAAAAATTTATAAGACACTTTAATAAGTGTCTTTTTTAATGCAAAAAAGGAGCTATAAAATGAAAATAGCAATAAATAGAGTGGAACCGATAATATTAGAATTTGAAAACGGCAGTACAAAAACGCTAATGCTTAATAACTCCGCATTGATGATATTGACAGAGGAGTTCGGCGATATAAACGAGCTATTTAAAAATTCTACCGATAAGCCTATTGAATTATTATCAAAATTGATATATGCAGGTATTAAAGCGACAGAACCCAATTTCACATATGAGGAAGCGGAGATTATAGCTGTAAATGGTGGTTTTAATCTTCTTGTAGAACTCACAGAGCATCTATCACAAGTGTTAAACGGATATTGTAAAGATGAAAGTTTAAAAAAAAACATACTCCAAAAAGCACAGGAGCAAATAAAGAAAATCAAAAAATAGATTGGAATATGCTATATTACCTATATTGCGTTGAAATGAAACAAAGTGAAGACAGTTTTTATAATTCTACATTAGCAAAAGTAATGGCATTATTAGAGATACATTCAGATTTAAAGTTTGGAAAAAATAAAGATAATTCGGTAATTACTACAAATAACGTTGATGATTTTCTATAAAAAAGGGGCGAAAAAGTTGGCAGGATTTATAGGATATAGAAGAACTATACAATTAAGCTTTAATTATGATGAAGTAAAGCAAGGTATACCAGACGTAAAAAAACAAATCGCTTTACTTGATGCTGAATTTAGAAAAGCTATGGCTCAAGCAAATGCAAGTGGTAACAGCTTAGACAAACTCGGATTAAAGCACGAACATTTATCTCAAAAAATAGTATTGCAAAGGGATAAAATATCTAAATTACAACAAGCGTTAGAAAAAGCAAGACAAGGAACAGGAGATACATCAAAGGCAGTAGCGAGATATACAATAGATTTAAAAAATGCAGAAACTGAACTTATAAAAATGGAAGCAGAACAGAAAAAGCTTGTAAAAGAGTTAGAATTTCAAAAAACTAAACTTGGACAAGTATCATCAGCTTGGCAAGATTTTACACAAAATGCAAGAGAAGCTGGAACTGATGTAAACAGAGTGGCGAGTAATATGCAAAAAATTGGGGCAGGTATGGTAGGTTTAGGAGTAGCATCATCAAAAGCATTTTTAGATTTTGATAAAGAATTTCAAAAGGTTCTCACGATAGCAGATGAAACGCAAGTGCCTTTCGATAAATTAAAACAAGGAGCATTAGACGTAGCAAGAAATTTTAATGTAGCATCAGGAGAAACTGCAAATGCACTGTATGATATATTATCTTCAGGAATAAAAACGTCTGATTCATTAGAATTGTTGGCGCATACTGCAAAATTAGCTCAAACAGGTATTACAGATATGACAACTGCCGGAGATATATTAACAACAATAATTAACACATATGGATTGAGTGTAAAAGATGCTACTAAGATAACGGACCAACTTATTATTACACAAAAAGTTGGGAAAAATACAGTAGGTCAAATGGGAGACCAATTCGGAAAGGTCGCAGGTTTGGCAGGAACATTAAAGATACCTTTTGAAGAAGTAGGAGCTGCTTTGTCAACAATGACTATAAGGGGTGTAAAAGCTGATGAGGCTATAACATCTATAAGAGGAATATTAACATCTGTAATACAACCTACGAAAGAAGCAAAAGAAGTCGCAAGTCAATATGGAATAGAACTTAGTGCAACAGCTATTCGTTCAAAGGGTTTTAGTGGTTTTTTAGATGAAATTGTGAGAAAAACACACGGTAATGATGAAGCTTTAAGTTCTATGTTCGGAAATGTAAGAGCTTTAAACGGTATATTAATGCTTACAGGTCAAGAGGGTATAAAAACTTATAATGATAATCTCGAACAGATTAAAAATTCAACAGGTGCAACAAATGAAGCTTTTAATAAAATATCAGATACAGCAAGCTTTAAATTAAGCAGTGCATGGAACGATTTAAAAGTATCAGCAATAGAAGCAGGAGCAACATTCACACCTTTTATAGAATTATTATCAAAATTCTTAGGTATATTATCAAAAACACCGCCACAAGTAGTGACTGTTATTTCGTCAATAGGCGGTTTATTACTTATAGTAGGTACTATTGTAAAAACGTTAGACGGTATATTTGGAGCAAATGGGCTTATAAAGACAGGTTCAAATCTTATGAGCGGATTTAATTCATTGCTTGGAGATGCAACATTTGCAGCATTTGCAAAATGGGCCGCAATAATAGTTGGTGTTACACTTGCAATAACAGCTCTTGTTATTGCGATAAACTACCTTATGGGTAAAGGCAAAGAAATGAATAAAGGAGTTGAACAAATATCAGGTGCAATAGGTAATGCTAAACAATCTGTAAATGGTGCAAGTCATAGAGCTTACGCAATAGGCACAACATATTCACAAGGCGGAAGAGCAAGACTTCACGAGTATGGAGACGAAACGGTAGATTTGCCAAGCGGTTCAAGAATATATACAGCGGAGCAATCAAGGCAGATGATGGATAATATGAAACGCAATGATGATAAGATAGTAAATGCAATAGATAAGCTATGGTCTAAATTAGATAGCTTAGAAAATAAAGTGTTAAGATTGCCAGATAGACAATTAATGCTCAGTAGAGAAATGGGGTGATATAGTTGGAACAATATGCAGGTGTCTTGAGATTTGACGGAGAAAAAGACACTTTCGATACAAGAATTGAAAAGTTAAGAGATAATACAAAATATGAAATCACTGACCTTACTGTACATCTTTCAGCGTCAGGTTTACAAGGCTATGATAAAATTGAGGGTTATATAGTCGCAGGGAATATACAAAGTGTTAGATTTTACTTCACAAGGAAAACAAAATCATATCTTGACTTAAAATTAGAAGGTGCAAACAGCGAATATCAAAGAAATGGAATAAACGGTTTAAGACCTTTCAGATATAACGGTAGCACACTTTACGGACGTTTATATATAACTTATGAATGTACAGCTAAGTTAAAAGAAACTGCAGTACCTACTATATCAAATCTTAAGATAGAAGCTACAACATTTAGACAACCGATTAAAGTAACGTGGGAGAGTGAAAGACAAGAAAAGTATATTGTAAATGCTAAGCTCGATGATAAAGTAATATACACAGCTCAAGGCAATACAGAAAATACACACACTATACCTGCCAACATCATAAAAGAAAAAGACAGAATACAAATCGAAGTACAAGTATTATATTCTGATAACGGTAATATTAATGAAAATGCTTGGGCAAAAGACCATACTAACCTTACAATCAAAGATGACAATCCAAAGATAAAAGAAATTGAAACAACAACGCTTAACATCGACAGTTCAAGAAAAATCAAATGGAAGTCAGATGACCAGGATACTTACAAATTAGAACTCAACGGAGCAACATACACAGGATTGAAAGATAAAGAGTGTTTAATCTCAACAGAACATCTTGTATGGGGACAAAACAACGCAAGATTAACATTGTCAAATACTATAAACGGTGTAACTGCAAGTGTATATCAAGATTTTACATTTGCAGTAACTGCAGACAATCCTACTATCACAGCATTGGATCCGAATAATATTGATGTAAATATAGATAAACCTGTTGTAATAACTTGGAATACTGTACCTGCACAAAATCAATTTGCATTAAAAGCTAACGAAACTACCTACACAGGCACGACGATAATGGGAGTAACTGTACCTGTCGGAGTATTTCACACTAACGCAAATACAATATCCGTAACAGCCACAAGGCATATACTTGGTCAAACCTTGACAGGCTCAAAGACAGTAACATTCAACGGATATGGTAAACCAAATGCTCCTAAATTCGATGAAAAAACTCTATATAATACGTCATTACCTGTATTTCATTGGACAAGTACAGAGCAGACGGCATATCAAGTACAAGTTGTAGAAGAAAGTAATATCGTTATTGATAGTGGTGAAGTAGTATCTACAGATAGATTTTATAAAGTATCTCAAGCCTTGAAAAATAATACAAAGTATGTAGTAAAGGCGAGAATACGAAGTAAATTCGGCTTATGGTCAGATTATGCACAAAAAGAAATAACAACTTCTTTTGATGTGATAGCTCCTGCCAATATCACATTATTTGAAGATACTGACGGCGGAATAATCATCAATACGACTAATCAGGATAATTTAAAATTTGCAAAGTCGGAAGTATGGCGAAAAGATGATTTCTCGGACTGGAAGAGAATAGGATACAACTTACCGCTTGTAAGCTCTTTTAAAGACAATACAATAGCAAGCGGAATAAAATACTACTACAAAGCTATCACGTTTACGCAATCAGGCGGAGCAAGTGAAAGCGAGATTAAGACTTACAGTATCAATATTGATAAGTCTTTTTTTGTTGATATTGAAAGTAACAAGAGTATTTATCTTGGATATAGCTTTTCGGAAACTCAAGATATTAAGATTAAGCGAATACAAGATAGAAAAACAGTACTGTATCAAGGCAAATCAGCTCCCGACATTGAAATTGGCGAAAGCGACTACAAGCAGATAAGCGTTAATCTTGCATTTAAGACGTATCAAGAGTTTAAAGCATTTGAATACTTTATTGATAAATCAAAAGTATTAATGTTTAAAGACAAAATAGGACGTAAGATATATTGCTGTGTATCGTCTTGGGGCGATGAAGAATCAAATACATTCGGATTTGTAGGCATTACTCTTAATCTCATCGAAGTCAATTTCATAGAAAAAGATATATTTGACGGCGGAAGAAAACTAAGGCTTATCAAACTCGATGAGGGTTGGAAGCTCGATACAGGATTGACCGTAGATATGGCAATATATGAGTAGGTGATAAGATATGAGAAAGATTGAATTTGAATACGAGCTATACAACAAAGATGGACAATTTAAAAAGAAGCTGTACTCAATAACAGCTTGTAACGTAAGATACACAAGCTTGGGGCAGTTGAAAGGCAGTGCTACATTTACTACAAAGAGCAGAAAGGATATTGATTATCTTAATGATAGAATTAAAATATTTTGTATTATTGATGGTGTAAGGCATCCGCTTGGCGAATATCTTATAAGTAGTGGCAAAAGAAGTGTTCAAAGTGGCGTTGTATATCGTGAATGTACTTGCTACAGTAAGCTATTAATATTACAAGACGATAGAATAAAAAACACCTATTCAGTAAATATTGGAACAAATGTAATAGTTGAGGTAAAGCGTCTTTTAGGCACTTTACCTTTTATTTTGGAAGATAGTCCGCTAACATTGCAATCAAGCAAAGAATGGGAGATTGGAACGTCTAAGCTACAGATTATCAATGATTTACTGGATATAATCAATTGGAACTCACTCAGAGTAGACGCTAATGGAGTATTTACAACGGAGTCTTACACATTACCTATCAACAGACAGATAGATTTTGTATTGAAAGATGACGAGCAATCAATAATCTATCCTGAACAGGAAGAAGAGCTTGACGCCTTTTCAGTGCCTAATGTTGTGATACTGCGAACTAACAACAGCGATATAACACCACCGTTATCAAGTGTTTACGAAAATCATAACACAGATAGTCCAATGAGTATCGAAAGTAGAGGTAGAGAGATAGTATACTTTGAAGATGTGCAAGATGTGCCAAATCAAGCTGTCTTAAATGATTTAGCACGAAAGAGGTTATACGAAAAGACAGATGTATATTCGCACATCGAACTAACAACAGCAATACAGCCTGAAGCATTTGGATATTTGAAATGTATTTACTTGCAAACAAATAGATTTGATGGCAAATACATTCAGACATCTTGCGAGATAGATTGTAAGGCTGGCGGACAAATGAAGAGAACATTAAGAAAGGTAGTGAGATTATGAAAATAAGATACGCCACAGTAACGTCTGTATCGCCTTTTAAAGTCAAATTCGATATAGATAACGTTGAAAGTCAAAATACGAGCTACAAGCGTTTAAATGCGTATACGCCCGAACTTAATGACAGAGTAGTATTTATAGACAATTTATGTCTTGGAAAGGTCGTGTAAGATATGGCGATAAATTTAGAAAAATGGCATATACAAGAAGATTTGACAAGTGAAAATTTTAATAAAAGATTAATAGAGCTTGAAACTCATATGAACAATATAGTATCAAGATTGGAGAGTGAAAATCAACAACTAAAACAACAATTGAATAATAAAGTTGAGGTATTTTCAGTTAATTCAATAAATATTGATATTTTAAACAATGCTAACTATTCAAATAATTACGAAACTGACACAAACTTAGGAAAGCAAATGGGTTTGTCAGTGGAATGGGTTCGCATTAAGTATTTTAAACATACTAACCCTGGTGTTATAGGGTATGGTTCCCAAATAGCCATACCATTTGAGGGTGGGGCAAGTTTAGGTGTTTTTTATAGAAATTCTACAGGTAATGCTTGGGGTGCTTGGAATGATATGCGTTCAGTTGAACCTGCTAATTCAAATACCATTACAGATGCAAACACGGCCTTAGAAAACGGGAAAATATATTATTGTAGTTATAAAAGTACAGCAAATATACCCTATATCGACGATGGCATAATACAAGTATTTAGCATGAATAATGAAAAAGACACTCTAACAGTTTGTTTCCGGATGTGGTATAGCTGGAACAACGATTGTGTGTGCTATAGAAAATGCCTTTGGGGTACATGGTCACCTTGGAAAAAACTTGCCACTACTAATATTTGAAAAAGGGGGTGATTAAATTGAAAGCACTTATTAATTTTAAAGTAGACGAGCAAGGCAAAAAACACATATTAAATGCTCAAGCATTACACACTACTGATACAATAGACTTTGAAATAGTAGAAGTATCAGAGTATTGTGATATGAATAAACTTGCCTATGATGATAAAAATAACATCATTGAAGACAATGAAAAAATTATGTTACAACAAAAAATTGAAGAGATGGCAGAAACAATCGTAAATGAGGAATTTGAAAAACTAATAAATGAGGAGATGTAAAAAATGATGAAAACATATGATTATTTAAAAATTATTGCTCAAAAATTAGCAAGAAAAAAAGACAAAGAAAAAATTGAAGAGTTTAAAATCAAACTTGATATATTTCTTGCGAAAGACAGAATAACAGCAGAAGAATATCAAGAACTAAATGATATACTTGAAAAAGAATAA